GTCCGAGTCAGTTATAGCGGTAGCGTCCGCAGCCGCACTTACACGGCGGTTTTCAACTAGGACATCTTTAGCCATACGCATGGCCTCTATCTTAGTTAGCTTGGCTTGCTGATCTGCTTGGCCTGCTATTTGGTTAGCGGAACGGTGGTCATCCGTTGCATTTTGAACGTCTACTTGTGATTGTTGCTCTGCTGTAAGTGCCATGTTTAAAGTCTCCTAGACTAATAAAATTAAGTGGTTAGGTCTTTCATTGGTAGTGTCACGTACCACGTTGTCCCGCCATCGGGTGAGAAAAAGAACCAAATATCTACCGCATTAGCGGATGTTGTTCGGTCTATTGAACCGCCGGGATATTTAAAAGTTCCTCCCGCTAAAGCTACCGTTCTGGACGCTGTGGCATCATTGGTCAGGATCAAAGTGAACGAAGTCGCTCGGTTAGACACCGCGTTGGGTGTCGCCAGTGTAATAGTAGCATTGCCATTTAGGGTAGCGGTGTACACATTTCCTACATTGGCGTTAATCGTGATAGCCGTACCAGTATTTCCTATTACCGTTACCTTGTCGGAGAATGTCCCCGAAAAATACTGGTTGCTGTCAAAGGGAATTACTATATTAGCTGCCGAGTCTTGAAGGCCCGTGGTAATCTTAGGTGTAGTCAGGGCAGCGGAGACGTTAAATACCGCTACGCCCGTTCCTGTTTCATCCGTCAAAGCCGTTATAAGGTTTGCACTAGACGGAGTGCCCAAGAACGTAGCGACACCCGCCCCAAGGGACGTAATTCCTGTACCACCGTTAGCTACCGCAAGTGTGCCCGCTATCGTAATAGTTCCTGAACCCGTTATAGGCCCGCCAGAAGTGGTTAGTCCAGTTGTGCCTCCAGATACTGCTACAGAGGTAACACTGCCACCTATTTCAGTAGGGTTAGCGTTAAGTACCGCAGCGCCTGCGCCAGCACCATCGGTAACTACCATCAGCTTACTGCCGTTGGGGATGTTTATCGTAGCGCCGGAGCCTTGCTTGATCGTAATGATCTGGCTGCCCGTTGTAGCGTTCTCGATCACCCACACTTTAGACACGGTGTTGGGGCCGAGTGTAACCGTGCGCGTCGCTGTCAGACTAACTGCCGAGGTAAACTTTAAGTAAAAGCCTCGTGTAGCGTCCGTTGTAGCATCGGGCATTGTGAAGGTTTCGTTAGCATCCGCCGCTATAGCCTTTGTACCGTAACTAAAACCGTCGGTAATAAGCTCGAGGTTGGTGTTGGTGCTAGTGCCCCAAGTGCCGTCCTCGTCGCCTGTGGTGATCTCTTTAAGTCTTAAGTTATTTACATAAGTTGCCATTTGGTTTCTCCAGTACTTATACTAGTGTACTGCCAGAGGCAGCAGGGACGCTCGTTGCGTAAATCTTTGTATTTTGACGTAAATTTAGGGCTTCCCCACAATCTGAACAAGTATCGGCGCTAAGCTCGGCCTCGTCAAGATCATACCCACAATTATCGCATAAGATTTGCACCTCATGCTTAGGGTTTATTATATCACCATTTTTTACCGCTTCGTGTACCTTAATCATGCCGCTATCTCCGTCCATATGGTGTTTGGATTAGGTATAATTCGTTCCCATATCAAAACATTACCTACCTGTCCTGTGGCTTGTACGCCGGTTACCGAAACTACTGCGGTCGCCGTCTCCGTTGTCTCTCCTAGTGCTGTAGTACCTTGAACGCCCGTTACATTGACGTTCTGCTGCAACAGTACCGTTACATTGCCTAGCGCCGTGGTGCCTTGTAAGCCTGTTTCAACAAGGTTGGCGTCGCCTGTGACGCTTACTGTGCCTGCTGCTGTGGTACCTTGAACGCCTGTTACGTAAGCAACCGCGGCACTTTGGACGTTAGCATTACCTAAAGTTGTAGTACCGGCTACGCCCGTAACAGAAACAACTGCAAAAGCCTGTACAGTAGCCGTTCCTATCTCGCCGGTGGCTGCATTACCCAATACGTTAATCGAGTCGGCATCACCACTTACTACAACATTGCCGAGAGCGGTTGTTCCCACGACCCCGGTTAGGGTAGCCGAAGTGCCTTCTTGGACCGTAACAGAACCAACCGCACCGGTAGCTTCAAGCCCTAGAGATTCGCCCCAAGTACCGCGACCCCAAGTACCACGACCCCATCCACCAAAGTAAACCGTCGCATCCCAAACAACAGAACTGGTACTGCCTGTAGCGCTTACCCCTGTAACTAAGACATTTGTAGCGGAGTCCGCAGCGGCCGTTCCTAAAGCAGTTGTGCCCTGTGCGCCCGTAACCGTAACCGAGGCATGAGCCGTAACCGTTACGGAACCTACCTGTCCTGTGCCAACCGGCAGGGCATTACCTTCGCCCCACGAATCAGTGCCCCAAGTGCTGTAGCCCCAACCAGAGATGGGTACAATGACGTCAGCCATCTAAGCACCCTACGCTATACGGATTATCGCGTTGCTCGAATCTGCCGCAGGGAAGACAATAGTGAAGTCGCCCGCAGTTGAAGTCTTGTCTGCACCAAAATCCAGTACAGCTACAGCAGGGTTAGTTCCTCCGTTAGCCAAATAGATAAGTGCGCCACGGGCAGTAATAGTTGCGGTAGACCACGTAGTGTCCGAAAAGTCTAGGAACGCCGTAGTGCCACTAGAAGCAGGGTTAGCTGAGATAGCCAGCGTGTTCCCGGCGGCAACGTAACCGGTGCCTGAGACTTCGTTAGTCGAGGCATAGGCCGTAGTAGTCGCACCAAGTGTTGCGCTTGACGTGTACAAAGCGATCTTAAAAACCTGCGCTGTTCCGCTGCTAAAATCGAAATCCCCACCTAGAATTTCAACTTTGAAAGATGTAGCCATAGCTTGTGAAATAGCCATTAGAGTTGCTCCTGTTTCTTGCTAATAATATAAGGCAATTAAGCTTTATCTCTTATGATAAGGCCGGTTCTATACGCATCTGTAACTTCCTTTGCTTCACCGAAGTTTTTAAGAGATACGATTGCTTCCATAAAACGTTTTTCGTATTCCTGCATAACATCGGCTTCGCCCTTCATATAAGTGTAAGCTTCAATTAAACACCCATACAACAAAGCTACTTCTGCATCTGTACTTAACCACGTCGTACCCGAACCGGCCCCGGCAGTTAAGCTTTTGGGACGGTAAAAGTAGTGCAGTTCTACCACATAAGACCCATTTGGAGTGGGGCCTATGAGAAAGTTATCTATGTCAAAAAAAGCATAATACCGGGGGTTTCCTACCGTAGTATCGTCCGGATTAAACTCTTGGATAAAATTAACATCTTTGTACTCAAGAAAGTATTTATCGTTAGACGCATCTGTAAAAGACAACGAAAACGGAGCTAAAAAGTCTGCCGGAGCCGCTAAATACTGATTATTAATCGTCATTGCCGCAGTGGAATTTTTCCTAAAAAGCGTCAATTGTACGTTTTTTAAGATCCTTTCTTCGGCAATACGTATAAAAAGAGGTAAATTAGCCACAAAACTAGACTCTTCGTTTTGGGTATAGCCCTGTATGGCTGTTTTTAACTCGTCGTAAGTAAAACTCATGTTATTGTCACCGTTACGTTTCCAACTTGACCAAACGCCGTAACAGGCCCTAACTGTGGGTCTATGACCAGAGGAAGCCCTACATAAACCACCGTAGGTTCAACTCTGTCCGGCCTAGCGTCCCGCAAAGCTTGTGGATCTATAACTTTCCGAAAAGGGTTAAGCTGTGGCTGTTTCGGCTCATATTCATCTCTTCCGACCAAGCTTCCCGTCCATTCTTGGCGCATATCGTTAAGCCTATAACGGAATCCGGACCTGTCCGAAGTGCCCCAAGCATTTTTACCAGAAGCAAACTTACCCATCAAAGATTCCTAGAATAAGCCAAGCTTGGAACTACGTTAAATGAGGCTCTATCTCGATCCTCGTCTATGGCTCGTTGCATTTCTTCTTCGTACAATGTCTTTAGTAATTGAATCCGGTCAGGGGCTTTCTTTATAGCTATGTAATAGGCTAATCCCGCGGCTAAGGCAGGGTAAAATCGGAACGGTATTTGTAAAGTGTTTGTAGGAGAATCGGCATCATCTATACGAACCAATCTGTTAAAAATAAGCTGGTCTGTGCTGTTATCCGGCACAGGCCAAACTTTTAGAACAGGGGTAATAAGACGATCTAAAAACCATTGAGAAGGCCTAGACTGCTGCGTCTTATTTGGAATATTAATAAAGTCATCACGACTTAACCGTTGAATCCCGTAATCTTGACTGTCGCGCCTTACTACTACCGATAATAAGTCTATTGTGTTTGCATTAAGGGGATATTCTAACTGGCCTTGCACGACCGTAACGGTGGTCTGTGCAATGGTCCATTGATTTAAACCACGGTTAGCCCAATCCGCAAACAACAGATTCATAGAACGTTTGGCGGTTCGAATATCAAATCCCGTGCGGACTTCTTTCCCGCAACGTTCAAACGCCTCCTCAATATATTCGGTGACGTCTAACTCAAAATCTGTTGATCCTGAAACAGCCATGTTCTATTTCCCAGCAGACTTTATTTATTTTCTTGCGTATCCGCCATTGCCCATTTTAACGGCGCAACCGCCTCTATTCATTTTACGTACTTTAGCACCACCGGCGGCATTTCTTACTCCATTGCCACCACGGCTCATTCCTTTCATTGCTTCCATCTTACGAGGGCTGGCGTATGTAGTATCACCCATACATTTCTCCTGTTAATTATAGAATATAGTTACAGCAGTTATATTCGTTATAGCCGAGACATATATATCGGACACTCTTACACCCTCATCCGGTATAAAAACCGAATCAGACGTATTAGCTCCAAAATCTATATCTATCGCAGTCGCACCACCATTGCCTTGCGTTATAGTAAGTCTTCCCGCACCGACACCGGTGGTTACTTGGAATCCTCGTATACGCGCAGGACCAACAGCGAGAGAACCCGTTCCAGTCACTCGTTTGCTTAAAGTATCAGAACCCGACATTTCGCAGTCTCCTTAGAGTCGCTTACGTGAGGTTATTGTTTTGAAGGTACATAACCGTAACCGTTCCAACGCCCGTGCCGTCGCCATTAGCGCCGGTAAAGTCCGCAAGAACCTCTAGATCGGTAGATCCCACATCTGTGGCTTCTGCGTCCAAAGTACCGTGTGTCGTAGCCAGAGCTTTGACATTTATAGAGGATAGGAAAGCATTACCGTCACCGGCTGTACCTACAGATACGGTAGCAGCACCAGTGTCAGTGTTAGCTGTAGTCACGTTTAGAATAACATCAACTATCTGAGAGTTAGCCGGAACTATAGCAACTCGTTGATTTAAGGCACTGGCTCCGGTGATATCTACGACAATAGATTGAGCCATAGTTACAAAGCCTACGTTAGCGACGTCTGTGCCAACTGTAGTACCAGTAGTATTGCGAATAGTGCCGGTCTTAACGGGACCAGAAAAAGTAGTAGTCGCCATGAGGATCTCCTGTCGTGGCTAGTGTCAGCCGCTGGATGCGACTGTCAGGGACATTTGTAATATACGATAAAAAAAGGGGCAGCACAAGCCGCCCCTCTTTCCTCTTCCTCTCGGTTACCCGAGTTTTAGGATCCGCTACCGTACACAGCACGCCAATCAGAAACACCGAAGCTGTAACGCTCACGTGCCTTGAATCGCATGTTGCCAGTATCGAAGTCGCCTTCCATAGCAGTCTTAAGAGGGGTTCTGTTGAACATCTTAAAGCCGTTAGGAGCATCCGTCTTAATGAACCAGTTATCTGTGTCAGTAAGAAAGTGGTTAACCACCGCGCCATCAGGGATCATGCCCATAGACTTGGTAGCATTGACGTCGTTGTCAGCAGTACCGGGACGTAGGTTAGAGTTGATTACACGCTCTGCAATGAATTGCAGTTCTTTAGGTATAATCAGCTTCATGCCTCGAACCGCAATCTTCAGACCACGTTCATCAGTTAAACCAGCGATGTTAATGAGCATTTGCTCAAGAGACGTCTCGTTTAGGTCAGATGGTGTAGCCAAAAGGTTGGTTTGATTACCAACAAGCGATGGGTGAGCTGCTGAACAAAGAGCCGCTCCGTCGCCTACTGGAACCGCAGTGTTAAACGCTTGGTTTAATACCGCAGCCGCTTTAATCTGCTTGGTTTGTGACATTGAACGAGCAAGTGCCCGAGTATAGCGAGCTGCGAGACGATCATAAAGATTGTCCTCAACCGCTTCCTCAGTGATGCTGAACGCCAAAGCAATAGTTTCGTGAGTATAACGTGCAGTGTAAGTCTCCTGCGCGTCATCAAACGTAATAGCATTACCCTCGTTTTTAACAGGGGCGGTGCCAAAGCCTGACAGCATTACTTCCTCTTCGAATGCGCGATCTGATGACTCTTCGTCAAAGATCTCCGCATGTTCACGATCATAACGATCGTACTCCAGACCGAACAAAGCATTTAGTCCGGGTTCCAGCTCTTTCGCTAGTTGTGCGCGAGATATAGCCATGATTTAGCCCTCTTAAATACCAGTCGTTAATGAAGTGGTTTGTGAATCGAATCGCGCAGCATTTGAGTTGAAATGAGCATTCAAGCGAACAACCAGCGGGATACCCGCGGCGGCATAATCGCTATTTGCTTCATCGTCAACAATGCCCACAATACGCAAAGGAAGCGTAGCTGTGTTCGCGACAGTGGATACGCCAAGAGCGGCATTTGAATTGCCGTTAGCCGTAGAACCGGTTCTAGCAGACGTACCCAAAGACGCATTCGAGAATACGTGGGCAAGCGCCGTAGCACGGTTTGTTAGTGAGGCATCCGAAGCAACTTGGAAAAGTTGATCAGGATTGTCCGCAACATACGCTTTCACTGGATAGTTAGTATCCACCGAAACGCCTGCTGAACCGGGCCAGTAGTTAAGCCAAACTGGCTTTTTCTGTGTTGCATCTTGGTACATAATTCCCATCAGAACACCTAATGCAGCCACTGTTCCACCGGCAGTATCGCCCGCTTGATCAATGACTCCAGCACTAGTAGGAACAACAATTCCGTACTGGTACATTACATTAGTATTATTAGAAGCAATTTCGTACTCGGTTACACCGGTAGAATTAACTGCGCTTCCAACTAGTCCGATAGGTCGAAGACCAAAGGCAGTTGCTGTATTCGCCATGATATTTCTCTCCTAAAGGGTGGGCAGCTTACTCCTTACGAGCGCCACCAAAAGTTACACGAGATTGACGGTCGGGTTTATTGATCGCCATACTTGAGTGAGCATTTTCTCGCATCATGTCATGATCGACCGCATCCATTAGATCTCGAGACTTCCCAGCAAAATACGCTGTTCTTTCCTCTAAAGTTTCTATTGGGATACGTGCGAGTAAGAGTCCTCCAACGCCGAACACACCTTCATATTTGCCTGAATCAACGACCGGGGCTTCAAAGTCGGGATACTCATCTTTTCTTACGAGTTCATATCCTTCCCTTAGACGTGCGGAGATATTTTTGCGGTCATCAAAACCACGAACCTCTGTACGTATCCAACGGTGTTTGTACCCTTCGGGTGCAGGTGGTGCATCTAACATGGATGGGGGAGCCCAAGGCTTACGCCTGTGCTCTTTCTCCCTGCTGTCATTAGCGCGAGAAGCCCGATCAATTCCTTCAAAACCTTGTTTCTTTGTAGTCATCATCGTCTCCTATTTGACATATTTCGCGTATTCTTCTAGTGGCACACCTAATTTCTTCGCTATCGCGACTTGGCTTGGTGTGAGCTTTACCTGTTTGCGCCCATGTCTGGATGAAGTGCTGCGGGAGACTCCGGCGACAGTTTGGGCGTTGCGTCGCTTATTCCCGGTATCTGAAAACTTGTGCGGAAACTCTCCGCGAATTCGTTTATCCAGCTCATCATAATAGTCATCGCCCGTCGGGTCAAATGCTTCGTCAACGAGTTGCTTGTGTATCCCATACGCCGCAAACGTCATCGTATTGTCGTTTCCGAACCATTCGTTAGTTTCCGCCCACTTTTCGGCACGAGGATCAGGCTTAGCCGGGGCCTCCTGCTGTGGTTGAGCCTGTGGTTGAGCCTGTGGTTGAGCCTGTTCTTGCTCTTGCCTCTGAGCGCTCAGGGCTTGGGCCCTTTTAGCCTCTTTTAACCTAGTCTCCGCATAATGCAGTTCGTTAAGCTTGGTTTGAGCAGCTAAAGTACCTTCCGGGTCACCTACAGCAATGGCACGCTTAAAGGCCTCTTGAGCCGCAGTGGATTCCGCTGTAATACGGCCTCCGTACTCGTTCAGGTACCCCTGATCGACAGACTTAAGCTTAGCTTTCACCTGATCAGACTCGGTTTTCACGTTTTGAGCGTAGCTTAAAGCTTCTTCTCGTTGCCTTTCGGCCTCACGCATTTTCTTTGTAAGACGATCTATGCGCTTTTGAACACCTTGAGAATACTCTTCGTGCTCGTCGCTATCATCAGAACGATCGTACCCTATTCCTTTAACTTCCAAGGCCTCGTCAGCGCTTTCAGCAACGTCTATTTCAACGCTTTGCGCTTCCGTGTCCTCCCCTAATTCAATGTCAACAGTGCCATCATCTACACTGGTTTCTTTCTTTTTCTCTTCCATACTAGGCTCCTTTAAAAGCTAATAATGTCTTCGGGATCATCTATTGTGGCTAATACTTCATCATCGTTGAGGATGCGAACTTCGCCGCCTTCTATGCGGAACCTTGATCCCGCATATCTAGCAAAAACAACCCAACTCTTCTCTTTACACCACGGACCATCTGGGAACTTGTCTTTATCGGCATAGGCCAAAGGGCCCATCTTTAGGACATATCCAACAACCGTTTGGACTTGGCCGTCATCTAACGTCTTGTCGGGGATATAAATCCCGCCATCAGACATTTTTTTACCGCGGTATGGGAGAATGAGCATGCGCCAACCGGTCGGTTGAGGCATTCGATCTATCATAGCTTTGTCAGCTTTAGTAGGGTCTAGAACCCGTTGCATAGGGTCTACGTACATCTTTTCTGCGCCTTCTTCACCTTCTTCCTTAGTATCCGAGGAAATGTCTTTGTTGACATTCCAAGGCTTACGCTTAGGAATTTTGGCTTTGGCGGTGACAGCTTTGGCTTTAATAGCCGTCTCTGTCTTAACTTTTTTCTCAGCTTCTAGTTCTGCGGCTAAATAACCCGGTACTTCAATCATGATTGACGCTCCTGTTGTTCAAGTAGGCTCGAGAGTTCCTGTTCTACATGTGTCAATGACGTCAATTCACCCATAAGGGTAGCGTACTGCTCCATCGAACTGATTCCATTGTTTTCTAGAATGTCTAAAACATTCATTTTGCGCTCTTTTATCGTCTTTTGAACGAATTGAACGACATCTAAATCATCCATAACTCCTCCGTATAGGAATATCCTATATCATCAGAGTATATCGTATATATTAAGATTGAGGAAGAACTAGAAGGCTTTAGAAAGTGCCTTGAAACCGCTGCTTACGTATAACAATGGGGCTATAAACTTTTAAAGCCCCACCGGTAGACATCTTCCTAGGTTCTTTCTTAAGCGTGCGAATGTTCGAACTAATCTGTTTCGGACTGTTACCGCGCATCGAAGGCATAGTGCTTTCCTAACAAATAGTAAACTGACCACCACGTAACATAGCGCCCATGCCACGGCTCGTGCCTTTGGTAACTGTACCTTTGGCAGTGTCCGGAGTTTTCAAAGCCTTTTCCTTACTGTAAGGAATGCGTCCCTGATCCTTAATATCGGCATAATTAGTTGCCTTAGGCGCAGTAGGGCCCGGTGTTCCTCTAAATTTTACGTCTCTCATCGCTGACCTCCTCGGTTCTCTCGTAATCGTAATAGCTCTCGTTGAGCTTGTGCGTTTAATCGTTTTGCTGTCATTTCTTCTTGGCTTTGTAGCCGAGTATCAAATTGACGACTACGTTCAGCCATCTTTTGCTCTTCTAAGCCCAGTTTAGCTTGGTCATTAGCAATATCGGCCATAGTTTGCTGCTCTTTTATGCCTATTTCTTTCTCTTTCAACATGATTAACGGATCAGGACCTTGTGGCTCTTGCTGGCCTTGACCTGCTATCTGCATGCTTAGTTCGCGTACTCCTTGCAGTTCTTGAGCTATGTTCTGAGCTATCATCATCTCAATCTCAAGCATCTGATCGTCGGTAGGAGGCTGTCCCTGACTATTCTGCATAAACTGCATCATAGCCGTTTCTTCCGACTTAATCTTCACGTGCTCAGTTACATGCTTTTGCAGAGCAGAGATAATAGACGGGGTTTGACCGGCCAGAGGCGACGCGCTGAACAACAAATGCGACATGATGTGAGCCTCATGGTTCTGTCCGTCAAACGCCTTCAGAGCAACGCTCTCAATGGCGTCGATGTTCTCTTGCGCCGGATCTTTAGGTATCTCCTCGACCGTACTAGGGGCCTTCAGGAGCTTGTCTACGTCTTTAACGCCTAATGCGTCGTACATCCGACGGAATGCTTCGTGCATGTTGTGCATTTCAGGGGCTTGAGTAGCCATCTGTAGCTGCGCCTGAGCCAGAGCAATACGCTGTGCCTGTGAGAAGATATTAGGGTTAGAGACCGGGACGACGTCAATGCGGTCATCAAAGTCCGAAGCCATAACGGTCTGGTCACCACCTTCTACCGAGAAAGGATATTCCTGAGGTAGAGAATCGTGCATTACGCGGGTCAGAAGCTTGAATTCCTGACGCATGGCGTAGTGCATACGCTTGTGAACAGCACTCATTACCCTGCTGCCTTGCTCAAGCATAGCTACCGTAGTACCTACCGCGGCATTTTGATTGCCGTCCCCTACCTTCAGGTCCGTAATAGTCGCAAAACGCTGGCCTGCATCTACCACAAAACCCAATAGCTGAAATAACGTCTGATCTGGCCCTTTAAACGGCAACGGGATCAAACTATCGCGTATCGCGCCCCCCGGTGCATCCACGTCTCGGAACTCTCCGGGCTGTAGCGGCTCAGAATCGTCCCGTATACGCATGCCTCGTGCTTTAAAGCCCGCAGGTAGATTAGACAATGTACCGGCGTCTATGAGCTGCCGTAGGGCCGCTGTGGCCGTTCTAGACAGTCCGCCAATCGTATGGATAAGCCCTAGACCGTAGAAACCGAATCCCGGGAGGAACTTATAATGGACAAAATACTGTATTTTCTTGCGGTCTTCGTCATCTTCGAGGTAATTACGGCGGATAGAGATAACCTTTCCGCTATTTTCGACCACGGTTACAACGTAAGGCAGCTTAATGCCTGTCTCTTCACCGTCGTCTCCAATGTCTTCAAAGCCGACAAGGTCTACTTCGACATGGAATTCCAGAAGAGTGACGTCATAATCGATATTTGACGCATGGACTCCCTGAATATTGTCCATTTCGTCAACTAATTGATCCCCAGTCTCAACTCCGGGCAAAACCGGAACGTCTGAATAGAATCCGCCTACCTGAAGCTTACGCAACTGGTTGAAAGGCATAGAAATCACGTTAGTTATGCACGGGCAAGTCTCTAAGCTACTTGTCTCGTAAGGCACAACAAGGTTTTCCGCGGGGACAAACTTACTTACGACCCGGTTCAAGGCCTCATCAAAGTACACCTTCTTAAAGGTAGATCCCGCCAAGGGCAAAAAGAACAACATTTGATCAAATTCAGGGGTGTACTCTTCCATTACGTTAGTAATGTAGTAATTCATAAACTCTTTGACGCGGCGAGCTTGCTGCTCTTTCTCTTTGGTAGGCGCACCGACCACAGAGGTTCTGACAGGACCGTCAGGAGGAAGCATCTCGTTAAAGGCCTGAGCTTGGAACTGAGTAGCGGCTTCCGCTAACAAGGGGTGAGTGACTCCAGTGGAGCCCCTAAAGGGCAAAGTCCGCTCTTTGTAGGTAAAACCGAGCATGTCCAAACCGTTGCGGTAGGTGTCCTCCCAATCACTGCGCGAAGCCTTATTCGCATCGTACTCGCCCATAAGCTCGTTGGCGACGACCCCCAGAAGACCTGAGTCCAGCTCTTCCGCTAGATTTCGGTTAAAATCGCCTTCGTCTTCCATGTCCCGCATAGACGGATCAAAATCAACAATCACACCCCCTTCTTCGTCTTCGATAATCTCGATGTCCATACCTTCGCTAGGCATGCCTTCGAACGAATTAGGGGCCGCTATATCAACTTGGTCTTCAATGGTTATATCAATGGGTTTATCCCGTCGCTCAACCATCGGCATTATGCTATCACCTTCCGCCATGCTTAATTACCTTTTAGGATTATTCTGTCTATAACGAGTATCCGCCGGAGATTCATGAGAATATCCCCGTTGGCCCTCAGGTAGAGGAGCTTTTTGAGGTGTTCCACGTGGAACATTGGGAGTATTTACCACTTTTTCTCGTAACCGCTCCATTATCTCTTCCAGAGGCTCCCCGCTTTGCACAGAGTTCATTACACCACCGTCTCCGTCAAGCATACGTTGTTGAGACGGGGGAAAGTCACTAGTAGCGTCCGGAATAAGATCTCTTAGTTCAGGTCTTTCCCGGCGGCTCTGGACATTTCGTGATTCTACCTCACCCACTAAGGTATTATATACTTCTTTGGGTAAGCGTGCTCCGCCTCCCGGCTGGAACCCTTCTATATCTTGCACGGCATGCTGTATTTCATGAAGCAGCGCCGAAGTTACTTCCTCAGGGTCAAACATCCTGTTTCCATCTTTCCCCATCCCCTTGTTGATGTAGCCTAAGGTAGGGTTAATAAAAATCTTCTTTGTTTTAGGATCAAATTGCCCCGATAGCTCCTGAAGCTCGCCATCTTGCATTATTGTACGACGCTGTCTGGGCAACAAGATAACCTTGTATTCTGCTAGTTGAGGGTATTCTTTAAAAAGTTCGTCAAATTCCAAAAAGTCTTGTAGCGGTCTTGGCAGTCCAGAATCCGCCGCCCCAAACGTAACATCATCTCGTATCTTATTGACATTCAACTTTGCTCCGCTAGTATCAATCTCAAACCGCAAATCCCCGTCCGATCCAACAAACACCTTCGTGTCATCGAAAACTTCTTGAGCCGCTTGAAAGCGGGGATCTTTAGGATTTTCTGAGAATTCTCTTAAATACTGATCTCGGTCTTTGGTATTATATATACGAGAGTTTACATCAGCCTCTAGTGCCTTAACGCGGGGATTGTCAAAGCGACTAGAGCCCGACATAGATTTGCCGCCGCCCATAATTCCGAACGTGATTGAATTAGGCGTAGACGAAGCCGCTATGCGAGTAACCACACTTCCCGGAGCCAACATAGTAGGGGCCATAAACGGATCAAACTCTTTTATCTGACCCGCTTCCGGGTCCCAAAGGGGGGCCCCCGCGTCGGCCACCTGCATTTGTTCGTCTAGGTATTGACTAAAACCTTCCGCCATTCCAGTAGCCGCGTCAATTGGGTGTTTTACAGCCTCCATAAGGACGTCATACGCCGTCTTTGCCCCTTGGACAACGGGCATATAGGACGCATCCCAATCAGGGGGTCCGTAAACAGCGGGGTCCGTAGTTATATCGATCTTAGGCCTACCGTCACTGTCAAAACCCGCAAACGGGGCGTCCGGGGTAGGGTAGGATCTTTCTGGGGATATTACTTCACGCCTCATGGGCATAACCATGCGAGACAATATATTTCCTTCCGGCATACCGTAAGCATAGTCAAGATCAGGCTCTGTCTCTTTCGGAGCAAAAAGCCCCGCTCTACGAGCCTGCCTAGCGTCGGGCGTTTCAGGAAGGTCTTCTCGGATGAACAATGGATCATCCTCACTTAGA